ATATGGTGCTGATCCAGAACATCCATTTGCATCAGACAATCTAGAAGTTGAAATAGAAAAACCTACATTTGAATATGTAGAACCTGATATGAGAAGTATGGGACCAGAAGATACTTCTCCTGATTCAGCAGAAATTTTAGACATCTTTACTGATGGGGATGATGTAGTTCAAGCTATGGAAAATTTAGCAGGTAAAAGTGCTAAAGAACTTGAAGCAGGTGTAGAAATTCAAAGCACTAAAGATTTTAAAACTCATAATCAAACTGAGCACCAATTTCCAGATGCAACGTGGGATGAAAGTGAAAATATAACTCCTTTAGCAGACTATCAGTATAAACAAACAAAAGACCCTACTAAAAAAGCTGGTGGTGGAAGAATTGGATATGCGGATCAAGGTTTAGTTGGAACTCCAACAGACGAAGTAACACAATATGACAGGCGTGTTTATACGACTCCAACTGGAGAAGAAGTATCAGAAAAATCGGTGACCATTCCTATGGGAGGAATGTGGATTAATATTCCAAGTATTCATGATGGAAGAGCATATACTGAAGATCAATTAACA